AGCGCTTGACGAAACCCACGAACACGCCGCCGACCGGGCTGAAGCTGAACGTGTCGTCGTCACTCGCGTACACCGGCTGGCGGATGTCGGTGATCACGGCCCCGCTGACCGGCAGCTGGATCTCGCCCTTGCCGTAGACCTCGACGGTCCTGGCTGCGGCCGCTCCGGCCGAGTTGTCGGACGTGCGCTCGGCGAAGCCGATGAACAGGTCGCCGTTCTGCAGCGGCCGGGCGTGACCAGTGCTGACAACCACGCCGACAGCGGCGCCTTCATAGATGATGTCCGATGCGATCATCGGCACTTCGTTGCGGGAACCCAGTTCAAACTGGCGCGGCTTGTTGGCTGCGAGGGTGGGCATGGTGGTTTCCTTTGCGTTGGGGTCCGTTGGGCTCAGGCGGCCTTGGACAGGCGCTTCACGCGGCCCGACTCTTCGGCGCGAGTGAAGGCGACGTATGAGGCGAGGTCGCCGAACTCCTGGCGCACGGCGGCGTCACGGTCCCAGCGCGACTTGCAGCGGTCCGCCAGCGGCAGGGCAGCCTCAGCCTGCGCATCGGCCTGCGCCAGCGCTGCAGCGTTGGGCACGACCGCGGGAGCCGCGGCACTGGCCACCGGGGCGGGCGCATCGGCGGCCAGGCTGCCGGCAGCCGTGGCGCGCAGCTGGCGCTCGGCATTCAGCACGGCCAGGGCGGCCTCGGGGCCGGTGGTCTTGCCATCGGCCTTGAGCTTGGCGATCAGGGCGTCATGGCCCGGCAGGGCCTGGCCCTCGACGGCCAGCATGCGCTCACGCTCTGCAAGCGCGCCGGCGGCGTGGCCCTCGGCCAGGATGGCACGCAGCAGGTCGGGGCTTTGCGCCTGCAGTTCTTCACGGGTGATCGGCATGGCGACTGTTCCTTTGACTGATGTGGGGGTAGGTGCTGGCATGCGGGCCGAGCGCGCGGCACCGGCGCTGCTGCGGTCGCGGTTGAGCTGTTCGACCAGCTGCTCGAGCGTGGCAACACCGTCCACAAGCCCGGCTGCAATGGCCTGCTGCCCGATGAAGACACGGCCGTCGGCCATGTCGGAAAGAACCTTGTCCGCGGTCGTGCCGAGGTGGCTCGCCACGTCCTGCACAAAGAGGCTGTAGGTGTAGTCGACGCGGTCCTGCAGCGTCGCGCGGTCTTCCTGGCTCAGCGGCGCGTATTCGTTGCCGACGGTCTTGAATCGGCCGGCGCTGATCAGCGTGGTCTTGACGCCGCGCGCCTGCTCGGCGGCCGACACGTCCATGTGCCGCGCCACGACGCCGATGCTGCCTACGATAGTGGTCGCGTCGCTGATGTAGCGGGCCTGCGCGGCCGAGCCGTACCAATACGCTGCAGAGGCCATGGTCCCGGTGGCCAGCGTGACGATGGGTTTTTGCTCACCGGCTTGGCGCACGAGCGAGGCCAGGGCCTGCGTGCCGTCGACGGTGCCGCCGGGGCTGTCGATCGCCAGGATGATGCTGTGCACGGCCTGGTCGTTGAGCGCGGCGCGCAGATCGCGGCCGATCAGCTCAGTGCTGACGCCGCCGGACACCTGCGACAGCAGGTTCATCTTGCGCGCGGACACTCCCTCGATGGGCAGCACGGCCACGCCGTCGACGATGTCGTATCCCTTGGGCTCGTTGGCCAGCGGCCGGCCCAGGCGCTGCTCAATGGCCGCGATGTCGATTTTTTCGCCGCGCAAGTGCGTGGCGTAGATCGACTGCAGCTCCAGCAGCTTGTCGGGCTGGATGGCCCAGGGCGCGGTGATGATGTCGAGGAGCTTCATGGCGGCAGCGTGTGCGCCAAGAATGCCGCGCAAGCTGTGCCACGATCAGGGGGGGAGTGGCACAACGCGCCCCGACTGGTCGCGCTTGAGCATGCCGTCCCGTCTGTTCAAGACTCGATCAGGATCACCGCCCAGACCGAAAGCGTGGGCAGCGTCAGCAACAGCCCGGTCGGCCCTGCAGCGGCCGACAGTTCCTGCGGCGCCAGGCCCGGCTCGAACCATCGCACGCGACTGACCTCGCGGCTAGGCAGCGCCCACTGCTGCACCCGCAGCGTGAGGCCCGCGCGGGTCACCCCGTCCATGTTGACGATGTGCAGCACAGTCGCGCCAGGCTTGGTGCGCGGGATCACGAACACGTCGGTAAAGGTGCCGGTCAGTTTTGCGACCGACCACTGCGCCCAGCTGCTCACCGGCTGCTGCGCGAGGGTGCGGTAGTTCGGCAGCGTGGACAGCGCGCCCGTTACCGCGCTCGGGGTGGAGCAGTCGATCACCCGGATCGCCTGGGCCTCCAGGTCGGTGCGCCGCGGATAACCCCCATTTAGCGGGTACATGATCGCCGGCACCGCGTTGCGCAGGCACATCTCGGCCCAGCCCAGGATCCCGTTCGAAGTGACTGCGCGGTTGTCGTTGGTCTCGACGTCGCAGAGCAGCGCCAGGGCCCCGTTGTCGACGGTGCCGTCGAAGAGGAACGTGTAGGTCGCCACGAACGTGTTCATCGTGAGGAACCCGTCGCCAGGCTCGGCAAACCAGCGCTCTTGCTGGCCCGCAGCCGTTGGCTCGCAGTAAGTGTCGCAGGGGTACAGAGGCCTGCCGCCTAGCGCCCAGCAGAGCGCGTACTGTTGCAGGAGGACGGTGACTTGCTGCGGCCTGGTGCTTGAGTAGGTCTCGTCGTTGCGCATCGGCTGCAAGTGCGGCGCCCAGTCGGCGCCACCGCCCGTCACGGTCTTGCCGTTGCACCACAGCAGCGTGTAGCGCTGCGCGTAATCCAGGGGTGTGCCCTCCGCGACCCGGGTGGTCCACGCGTCAGCGTCGGTCTCATGCATGCCGACGCTGAACGCGCGCACCAGGTAGCCGTTGTAGTCGCGCCGAAAGAGCGGGTTGTAGACGTTGCCACTGATGTAGCGAATCGCGGACGGGTATGCGTCCCGCAGTGCCTCGTGGAAGGCGACGCCACCAGCCCTCAAGTGGGCCATGAAGGAGTTCCACGAGGCCTCGGTGTTGTAGTTGGTCGACCAGTTGCTGGTGGTCGTGGCCCAATCCTTGATGGCCCAGTTCCACACGTCCTGCGTGATGCTGGCGGGCGGGCCCTGCATCACGGAGACGTAGTTCGGGTTGAAGCCGGCCAGTGTCTCGCTGTCGAAGGGGCCGCCGGTGCGAGACGTATCGCGCGCCCGTAGCGCCGAGAGATCGGGCACCGGGTCATCGAAGTGCGCAGCCGTGCCCGAGGTCAGCGCTGCGGCTTCGGCGCGCTTGAGCGCCAAATACCCTGCGCGACGGCTGGCCCCGAACGCTCGCTCGCTCGGCATGAGCCACGCCACCGGCACCGGCTGGCCATCCCACGACGTCGCCGCAGCGGTCGGGGACGCGACCCGATCGACCAGCCCGTTGATGGTCTCCTGCACCGAGATGCCGGCCGCCAGAAACGCGTTGCCCATCGCGGGCGCACCGCCCGGGTAGTACCACACCAGGTCGGTGGCGCTGGCGGCCTGGGCGTAGCTGAGCGGGTCGATGCGAAACGCTGTGGCCGTGGCCGGCACCGTCTCGCCGCCGCCCGAAAACGAGACCGTCACCGCACCGGTGGCACCCTGCCCGTGTTGCAGCACAGCGATCGACCGCACGCCGTTTCCTCGCATACGCGCAACCGCCTGCACCCCTGACAGGCCCGGCCCTGTGACCGTGACCGTCGGCACCCCCGAGTACGTGCCGGGCGTGTCGACCCGGATCCAGGTGACCTGTCCGATGTCCCGCGGCTGCAGGAACCGGATCAGCCGGGCCGACAACGGCAACTTCAGCGGCTGCGGAACCGCCGGCTGTCCAGCCAGCGTCAGCGCAGCAGCAACAGGCGCTGGAGTCCTGACGGGCAGGATGCTCACGGCAGCAGGGTCAGGCGCTGGTAAGTGAGAAGAGGCGCGTCAACGACCGTTGCCGGCGTGGGGACGCCAGTCATGGTGGTGCTGAGCCCGATGAACCAAGGGGTCGTGCTGATGTTGATGATCGTCGCAGTGACATCAGGGTTGGCGGACGTCGTCGAAAGGCCGTTCCACGAAGGGGCTGCGCTGTTTGCGCCGAGTCCGCGGGTCGTGGTGTTGGACTGAACCCGGATCCACTTCTCGAAGCCACAGCCGCCATCTACCGTTGCCGTGATGGTGCTCGACAGATTTGCCTGCAGGATCGCCGAATCTCCGATGACACCACCGGCGCCGAGGCGGATGCTGGTGCCACCTGTGCCGTAGGTGTCGGTCACCCCGTTCTTGGCAAGTCCGAAGTGGTAAACGAGGATGTCGCCAGCCTGGATGAATCCGGCCGGGTATGGACCCAGGCCGCCGAGATACTGGTCGGCCTGTTGCGCGACGCCGGTCAGAATGTTTCCGTTCTCACCGATCAGCGTCGGAAAAAGCACCTTCCAGCGGGTGCCGTTCCACTGAAGATGAACCCCGTTCGGACCAATGTCGGTGACGAAAATCGGCTGGTACAGATACGGGCTTGTCGGCCTGGTGGCCCACGTCACCGTGGACGTGATCTGCAACTGAGTCGCAAGCACCTCCGCCGCTGACAGGCGCTTCAAGCCACCGGAGAAGGCAACGACAGCCTGGCCTGCGGCTGGAACCCGAACGATTTCGCCGACGAGGGTGCTTCCGGTCAGCGCAAACGTGTCGTCGTCGCTGGCGAAGACACTGTCGCCGACGTTGATGGCGTTCACCGTGGCCACCGGCAGCTGCGCCTGACCGTGGGTCAGCAGCGCCACCGATGTGGGCGTGGCTCCGGTGACGTCGCGGGTGCTGGTCGCCCCGGCCTCTGCAAATCCGGCGAACAGATCGCCGGCCACCACGGGGCGCGCGCGACCGGTGCTGGCGTCGATGCCAACCGCCGCGCCCTGAAAGACGGTCGTCCCGGAGGCCAGCTGCAGGCTGTTGCGGTGGCGGACGTCGGTGTAGCTGCGGGACTTGTTGCTGGTGAGAGGCATGCTCTGCGCTCCTGTGTGATGGTTGATCAGCGCCCGGATAGCGCGCGACGCAAACCAGCAGGCGGCGGTGCGGTTTGCTCGTCGTCGTCGACCGGCGGCTGCGATGGCAGCGTGGGCGCTTGTGCAGCGCCGGGCACGCTGAAACCGGCCTCCTTTCGCGCTGTGGCCTCCTTGACCTGCTGCCGGTGCTTGGTTTCCCAGTCGACTCCGTCGTGCAGCAGGCTTTCTGCCTCGAGCGTGCTGGTGCCAAGGGCGACACGGTCGCGGGCGGCCCCGACTTCCTTGGCCGGGTCGATGCTGCCGGGCCCGTCCCCGACCCACTGCGACTGGCACCAGGCCGCGCGCACGACGGGGTCGGCAAAGAACCCTGGAGCACTGATGCGGCCTTCGGCCACCTCGTCGGCCAGCCACAGCTCATAGACCGGCTGGCAGAGCGCCCCGGCGATCCAGCTGCGCCAGCCCATGAAGCTGCGCCAGGCCATCAGCAGCGCACCGCGCGCAGCGCTGTAGCTGGACTGGAAGTGCATCACCAGCACTTCGTAAGGCATGCCGACGGCCATGCCGATCTGCCGCATGCAGCTGGTCGTAAAGGCGTCGAACTCGGCATTGGGCCGGCCCGGGTTGTGGCTGACGGGTTCCTCGCCGGGAAGAAGGTTGATGACCTTGCCGGCCTCGATCTCGCCCGACCAGCTGATGGATTTGTCGACGATCTTGGCGCGGGAGTCCTCGTCGAAAAGGTCCTGGAACGCTTCGGGGTCCATGCGCAGGAAAACAGCCATCAGCGCAGACGTCACCGCCGCCGAGAGCTCGGCCTCGGAATAGCGCGTGAGCTGCTTGATGGGCTCGATCACGGGCGCCAGCAAGGGCACGCCGCGGCGCAGCCCAGGGCGCAGCTGGCGGTACAGGTGCAGCACGTTGCGGCGGCCAGTGCTGCTGCCACGCGCGGCGATGGTGGTCCAAGTGCGGGAACCCCGCGCCAGCGTATCGTTCGGGTAATGGCTGCAGACGTGGTAGGCAATGGCCTCGCCGGTGGCAGCGCTGCATTCGACCCCGTCGGTCATGGTGTCCGTGTTGGCGCGCAGGCCCGGGTTGCACAGGCGGTCGGCCTCGACCAATTGAAGCGCCAGCCGAGTGCGGCCGTCGCGGGCCACGCGGGGCGTGATGACGAGCAGGTCGCCACGACTGAGCACGCCGCGCAGGGCCACGTCCTGGATGGCATAGAAGTCCAGGTTGCGCGCCAGGTCGCAGTCGGTCGATTCAGCCCAGGCGCGCCAGCGGCGCTTGGCGTCCTTCTGCCAGGCCTGGGCGTCCTCTTCGCTCAGCCCCAAAAACTCGGCGTCGATCTGCGGATTGCAGGCCAGGCCGGTGCCGACGACGTTGGCACAGTGGCTGTTGACGACGCTGGCTGCCACGGGCGCATTGCGCTCAAGGTCTGCGCAGCGGTCGCGCAGCGTGGGCAGGTCGGCAATGACGTCCGATTCAGGTGACCCGCCTGACGTGCGCCAGCTCGACAGCGAGGCCTTGTCCTTGCGTGCGCCCTGGTATCCACCCAGCACCGCGAGCTGCTGACGCGCGACCAGCCGGCGGGCGGCAGCGCGGGGCGCGACGTAGCCGATCGCGCGGTCAAGCAGTGTTGCGGCAGCGGCCGGGATGTTGCGGCGCTTGGGGTCGGAAGGCTCGCGCATGTCGGTCAGCGCGCCGGGACAACGGTGCGGCCACGGCTCCGGCCTTGCGTGCGGTTGCTGAGCTGCACCACGCGGGAATTCCAGCTTTCCAGGCCGGCGCGGATCTCGGCCAGGTCCGCCCTGGTCACACTGCGCCCGCCGATGCTGTATGCCTGGCCCGAAAGCACGGCAGATTCGGCGGCAAGGTAGGCCGCCAGCTGCGCTTCAGCTTGCTGCAGGGTGATCCCGGCCATTCGTGACTCTCCAATGCGTGCGGGTCAGTTTGCGCAGAACGCTGTGCCACGATCAGGGGGGGAGTGGCACAGCCGGCAGGCCGGTCAGGGCTTGCTGATCAGTCGGTACAGAGTGCGACGGCTGATGCCATGGCGCTGGGCGACGGTGCCGACGTTGGGCTGTCGGTCGAGGTCTCGCCGGATGGCGACCGGGTCTGGCCGGTCGGCTGCGCAGGTCTTGGCGATGTACGGGATGGTCTGGCCGCCCCACTCCCGCCGCGCCTCGCGCTCGACGGTGAGCGCCAGCTCCTGCGTGATGCTCTCTTCGTGCGCGATCATTCTGTCGATCACCCAGCGGATGATGTCGTTGCTCCCGGCTTTCATCGGTTGCGGGCTCCGGGTCGGCTGGAGAAGCGGGCGCTGCTGCTCAGGGAGACGCGACCGTCGCTGGATACCGGGGACGCTCGCGGGGCAGCCGCGGTTATGGCCGGCACATCGCCGGTGCCCTGAACCGATGCCGCGAACAGGTCACTCGTCGCAGGCTGCACAGCCTCCTCAAGCCGATCCCACTCCCGTGCGGTGCGGCTATGCAGTCCAAGAGCCTCAGCACAGAACATGGCGTACACCGTGCAGTCCAGCGGCTCGTTGCGGCGACCGGGCGGGTTGACCCAACGGTAATCAAGACCTCGCGCGGTTCGAACGGGCACGCGGCTTTCCGCTGTCAACCCGGTGTAGAACGCCGCAGGCAGTTCCTGGCTGAAGTGAACGTACCCCGGGCCTGGCTTGGCCACCGCCAGTCGCCCGTGCAGCGTGTCCTTGGCCGTGTCGGTGCCAACGAACCAAAGGCGGACGCCGCGCTTGAGTACTCGGCCGCGCCAGTTGACATCGACAACGCTTGCCTTGCCTTTGATCGGCCGGCCGGATTGGCTCTCGCCCCGGATCGCAAACACTCGGCGGCGCTCGCGCGTGCGGCAGTAGTTGTACGCCTGGTGTGTGAAGTGGCCCATCGTGTCGACGGCGGCCGCTTCGATCTTGAGCAGCTGGCCGCTCGCGTGCTGGAATGGCGTCGCCAGATAAGGGTCGAGCTTCTCGGCCCACTCGGCCTCTTCGGCCGGGTTGCCGTAGATCACGCTGTAGTCGACGGCCCACATTTCCTCGCCGCGGCCGATCGCCCAGGTCACGCACTCCCAACGGTCGTCCTGCGTGTCAATTCCGCTGACCAGCACCAAGCCGCCCATCGGGACGCTGAATCGCTTGTAGGGCTCCGCGCGGCGCTGAAGCGCGTGCTCGTCGGCCTTCTCGAACTTCTCTTCCCAAAGCTCGCCCAGCGTCTCGTTGACAAAGGTCATCAGCGGGCCGCTTTGCCCTTCTTTGGCTTTGCGACTTGCTTCGAGGAACTCGCGCACGATGTCCTGCCAGTCGCGCTGCGGGCTGTACGCGGTCCAGACGTGGAAGGCCACATGCCGCGGCGGCAGACGCGGCTGGGCGGCGTCATCGCGCCACACGCTGTCCTGCCCGTACCGGTAACCCCCGCACCGACTCACCCAGGCCCCAGCACCGTAGGCCGCGAGGTACTGGCTCTGGGTCATCGGCTCGAGGCAGTGGGGGCAGACATGCCGCACCGGCGACGCATCGCCGCCAAGCCCGCCACCCTTGAAGCCGTGGCGGAGGTCCTTGCCACCCCACTCCAGAGGGTGCTCGGCCTGGCAGTGCGGGCAGGCAACGTGATACCGCAGCACCGCCTCGGCGTTGGCCTCCCGGGTCTCAATGTGGTCCAGACCTTTGATGCGCGGGGTGCTTCCAGCGATCAGCTTCGGGAACGCTGCGCCTTCCAATCGCCCGCGCGCGCCCTCGATCGGGTCGATCGACTTCTCGACAACAGTGTCGAACGCACTGGCCTCGTCCAGCATGGCCACGGACACGGTGATGCGCCGGTACGCCCGCGCTGCCTTGCCGCCCAGGGTGTGCAACACGCTTCCCATGAACTGCTTGAGCTTCAGGGTGTCGTCCTTGCCCTTCAGCAGCACCGGCGCCATCGCCGGCACGTCTCGCAGCATGGGGTCGACCTCAGCCTTGACGAAGCTGTCCCGGTCGTCGTCCGTTGGCTGCCAGAGAGCCTGCTTGCGCCGGCGGTGCGCAGCGTTGTAGGCGATGAACGCCAGGAGGGTCTTGGTGTAGCCGACGCGCTTGGACTTGCGCACGGTCACCTCGGCAATGGCGTCATTGCTGAAGGCGTCCATCCAGCCGCGCTGGAAAGGGTAGGCGTCCCACTGGCCCTGGCTGTGGCTGCTTTCTGCCGAAAGCCGGAAGTGCTTGGCGGCCCACTCGCTGAGTGACATCGGAGGCTCGGCACGAAGCGGCGCCAGGCCGGACACAACGGCCTGATGCACCGCTCGCTGCGTTTCAGTCGGCGCGCGGCTCATCTTCGAAATCCGGCGCGGCGTCATCGTCGACCACGGATAGGGACTCGCGGACCAGCTCAGCAGTCGCACGCGCCCACTCGTTTCGTGCGGCAGCGATGACGGCCATCACCTGGTCGACCGCGGGCTGCGGTAGGTCGGGCATGGTCTTGCGCAGCAGACCGGGCAAATGCTCGAATCGGTCGGCGACGGACTGGCTGGCGCTCGCGAGCACTTCGGCCAGCAGGGTCACGGCGGCGTACTCGCCACGCAGTACCTGATTCTTGATCTCGTTGCCCTCGCGCTGGCTGCGGGCCAGTGCAGCACGCTCCTGCGCCAGGTCGAGCGGCCCTTCGCTGAAACGCCCGGCAGCTTGCTCCCTCAGTCGGCCGCAGTAGGCCAGCAACCACTCGGCCGCCGTGCCGCCTTCGGCCAAAACTCCAGCACGCACCAGCTCGCTGACGGCCTGTTGACTGATGCCAACGGCCTCACCGAACAATGCCTGACTGACGGGCACCTGAGGGGTCACCGCACAACCCCCCTACAAAACTCGTTGAACAGTCGAATCTCGCGGTCGATTCGTACCCGCGTCAGGAGGGCTCCAGAGGGACCCGCGAGCCAGTTGAGGCGGCTCATCGCGCACCCCAGCGGCTGAGCTCGAAGGCAACTTCGCGCTGGAAGATCACCGGGAAGCGCGCGCGGATCGCCGCCAGCACCGCCTCGCGGATCTTCCTGGCGTTGAACATCTGCGGCACGTCGATGGTCTGCACGGGCTCGATCTGCTCGCCGTGCTGGCCACCCCAGCGTCGCGACCGCATCCTCGTGCCCTCTTGCCGGGCGAAGACCGTGCGTCCCTTGTTGGCGATGAACGCCCCGCGGATCAGCCTGCGCTGGCCGTTGCGCCGGACCTTGATGGTCACGCCGCCTGCCACCTTCCGCGGGCTGAAGTTGATGACGTTGACCGAGCGCCTGCCGCCCTTGGTCTGGCTTTCGAGGCTGGCCTCCAGTTCAAGCAGCCCACCGGTCAGGCGAGCCCGATTGATCCGCAGCTTCTCCCTGACCTTGCCGGCCTTGATGTCGTACTCTGCCGTGATGCGGCGCACCATCTGCGTCCTGGCCTGCTCCATCGTGCGGTTCAAGGACCGGCCTGTGGCCTTGGTCGCCACGTCCTTCCGCAGCCCTTCCAACTGGCGCTGGACGTCGGGGAAGTTGGTCTTGATGCTCAGCTGCATGGTTAGTACTCCTGCGCCGCATCTGCAAAGCGCTGCGTCCGCCCGTCGAAGAACAGGCGAACGGTCCTGGTCGCGCCGTTCTTGTTCTTGACCAGCTCAAGCTGAGCGGCGTGAAGGTTGTCTGGCCGCGGGTTGCGGCGCGCCTCACGCCAGAGCAGACCGATCACATCGGCGGCCTGTTCGATGGCGCCGGACTCGGCCAAGTGATCCAGTCGGGGCGGGGTGTTCGTCTCGTCGGCCTTGCGGTTGAGCTGACTCAGAAGCAGCACCACGCAGTCCAGCCGCTTGGCCATGGCCTTGAGCCCGCGGGCGATGTTCGCCAGCTCATAGGCCCGGGTCTCGCCCTCGTCGTTCATCAGCTGCAGGTAGTCGATGACGACCAGCCCCAGCTTCTGAGGTTTCGCACTGCGCTGCACCGCGCGCGCGGCCTGCACCACGTCGGCCAGGCTGAGCCCGCCTCGGTCGTCCAGCCACACGGGCAGCCTCACCAGTCGCTGGCAGGCCTCCAGGACTGTGGACAGCAGCCCCTCTCCGCCTTGGTGCGGCAGGCGGATGTGCTCGAAGGGCGTCCGGCTCACGCTGGCCACATGGCGCGAGATCAGCATGCTGGCGCTGTCTTCCATCGTGCAGGCCAGCACCGCATGCCCGGCCTCAGCCACAGCGCGCACGATGCCCAGCGTCAGAGCGCTCTTGCCCATGCTGGGCCTGGCACCGATGACCACGACCTCGCCACGCCGGGCGCCGCCGCACAGCGCTTCATCCACGTCGCGCAGCCCCAGCTGGATCGCGTCCACTGCCCCGCCTGACTCGACCTGCTGCGCAAACGCATCGATCCACGGCGACACCAGCGCTGCCAAGGAACGGGGTCCGTTGTCGACCCGCCCGATCAGCACGTCCTGCATCGCCGCCACTGCCCGCTCGATGACACCCGGGAGCGCCTCCTCGGTTGACCCGCCGACCGTCGCCGCAGCGACGACCTCTTGCGCGACCGCGATCAGCCTGCGGCGCATGGCCATCCGCTGGACCGTGGTCGCGTAGGCCGGGGCGTTGCGCGATGACGGAACGGCCAGGGCCAGCGCGTTGAGGTAGCCCAGATCGAGCGTGTCGGTCAGCTCGCCACGCGA